CCCTTAGTGCTTACTAAGGTTATATACAGTTTATCAGAGTTGAGGTAACGCAGAAGGCCAAGGAAGGTTCTGTGAAGAGGTCGCTGCTGGTCCCACATCAAAAGGCATTTCTTGATTAATATAGACTTCAATACCTTCAACCACGACAATAACATCGTCAGAGGCTCGTCCACGGACACGGTAGGACACCACTGAAAAGTAGCGCCCGTCATATAAAAACATATCATTTAAATGGCTTTTATATTCGTATGGGGAGGTAACCCCAGCCTCTCGGAAGTCTTGGATAGACGCCACAAAGTTAGCCAATTCCACAGCCTGACGGCCTTCTGGAATAGCACGCTTTTGGTCTTCAGCCTCAGTAACCATCAAGATAGGGACTACAACACCATTTTTGTATCTGCGTCCACCAGTACCAGGAACGCCTTCATCGTACACATCGTCATACACGGACTGGGTTGAGGTGTTTGTGCCTAGTGGAGTGAACTCAAACCAGACCACAGACTCACCATAGGCTTGCTGGTACCTACGGTAGTGCTTTCTAATGTTTCCTAGTTCTCTGCGGATTTCCATTAGTAAAAAGCGTTGCTTGAGTAAGCAGTTGGGGGTTCACCGTCAATAAACACATCTTCACGCAGTGGCTCATCCGCCTCTGTAACAAGGATATGTCCTTCTGTATCTTCAATAAAGATACGCTCAATTGGACCATATTCGCCAATTTCCTTACCCTTGTATAGAGGTACATAACGATTGGTTGTGCGAGAAATACGGCGAAGGCTGAATTGAGAAATACGCTCAGGACCAATGTTGAGGTTATTGGCGTGCTTGTGGTACTCAACCTCCCATTGTTGACACAGGCTCTGGAGCATACGGAAACGCTGAGATCCAGGTATGTGGATGGATTCTGATGTCATGACATCAATATCACGGGCGTACTCTGTCATAAGGGCTTGTAGAGCCTCTATAAGAGCGCCTAAGCCGATTACATCCAATACTGCTTGGTTAGCCTGCTCTAAAGGAATGTCAATAGTAGGTTTATGGAAGTTAATTGAACGCTCTGCGTAAAACTGTAAATCTTCAGGAAGAACCCACTCGTAGTAATACCCTTCAATCATTATGGTGGTATTAGCCGCAGGGGTGCTGGCAAGGCGCATAATTCCATTACGGTGGTCAAGGCTGTATTGCGCTGTGGTTAATTGGGTAACAACATTGCTGGTAACTGTAGCCACCCAAATGCTGTCTGGGTCAATGTTTACTTGACCCAACTCGTAGGTGCGACCAATAGTGTCAAAGGACACCTGAAAGAACTTAGGGAAATCACGAAGGTAGTTGCGAGCCAATTGAATGGTATGTTCAAGGACTGTTAATCCAGTGCTAGTTGTAGACGCCATTATTGATCTCCTGAACCCGCACCTGGAAGGGTGTCTTGGTATGGTTGGTTGACTTGTGGCTGTTGTTCACGGTGTCTGTGGGACATAACAGAACGCACACGAGTAATGTCAGTTACCGACCCTGTTGGCGTGGGTAGAGGGCGTGGTTCTTCACTCATTTACCCTCTAAGGCTTCAACTCGTGCTGTTAACTCTGTAATTGTGTTTTCTTGTTGTTTAATAACACCCAAGAGTTCTACTGCAAGCATTGTGTAGTTAATTGCTTCTGGTTGTTCAGTCTTGTCGTAATAGACAAGATGAGTTAAGCCAGCATCATGCATGTCTTCAGCAATTAAACCAAACTGATTAAAACGAGTGTCTTGTGAGTCTTCTTCAATATGTTCTGATTTGTAGTCAAAAGTTACTGGATTAACATTTAAAATTCTTTTTGTTAAATCGGTGTATTCAACAATGTTTTCTTTAAACCTACGACTAGATACCGATGTACCTATACTACTGTTAGAACTGATGAGGGCAGTACGACCAGCAGAAATCAATTGTGTATAAGCAGTAGTTGCGTTTACGACACGAAGACAGGCTTCCCCAAGGTAAGTGTATTGACCACTTGATGTAAACTGGTAATCCGTAGAACCTGTAGAAATATAAGAGTAAGCATTTATAGTTGCAGCAGTTCCCCAGGCTCCAGCATTGATAAGACTAAAGTATATTCCATAAGTTGAGTTGTACAAGAATGGAGCAGAACCAGCGTAGCCAGCAGAACCAGCAGAACCAGTAATATTAATGGAATAAGTTCCACCGTTATTTTCTACTAGAGATGGTTTTCCAGAAACACCCGACCATGGAACGGTGCCTGCACTTGTAGCGCTTGTGGCACTTGTAGCAGTAGTTGCATTACCTGACAGTGGTCCTACAAAAGAACCTGCTGTAATGGTGCCAGAAGTAGAGATGTTACTGTTAGCCGTCCAGTATGCAAGGTTGTACCAAGTTGACCCAACTTTTACTGAAAACGGAGAAGCAGTCGTGCTTCCAGGTGTCCATGATGTGTTGACGAAGGTGTCACCAGCAGAACCTCTGTTAGCAGAGACAGTATCCCCAAGGGTACGGTTTGTGGTAGAGCGCACAAAGACACGCTTGTCAACGATGGCTCCTGAATCTACTACACCATTATCAACACGGTATATAGACGCCAATACAACATCTGTCGTGTCAAGGTTTACTTGGTTTGCACCAGAACCAGATGATGGGAATCTAGGGTTTGTGCTACCAGTTGCAGGGGCAACTGCATAACAAGTAACGGTTGATCCCGATAAACGGGCGTATATAACATCAAAGAAGGCAGGTGATGCATAAGCAGTTAAATCAACTATTCCACCAGCGTATGGGTAGTACGAGCCATTGATGAGTACCTCACCAGCGGCAACAGTTACTTTTTGAGCAGTAGCATTAGGGCTAACAGCGCAACCACTGACTACACCACTTCTTTGATTTCCTAAAATTTGGAAATCTAGGGAGTCTGGCTCTGCCTGATTTTGATTGAATGAATCAGGCGTGTTTGGAATTGTAAAGCCAGACATTTATTCCTTAAAGAGTGTCGTAGATGTTCCCGTGGTTTTTGAGGTGGTCATAGAGACCTACAGGAAGCGTGTATGTCTTCCCATCTTCAAAATCAAAAGTGTCTTGACCCCAGTACATTCTCCAAGTGCCTTTAACACGGCCTTTCTTGGACTCAGGTGCTCCAGGAGCGACAACAGAAGCCTTTGCAGGTACTTCTGTCTCTACAACCTCTGTGGTTGTTTCCTCTGGCTCTGAGAAGATGTCTGTGGTTGTAACATTTGTTTTCTTTGTAGCCATGGCTACTCCTTTTGGTAGTGATTAAAAAAACAACTTAAAGTGGGGTACTAGGCTTTCGCCGTTCCCCCACTAGGAAGTTATAGTAGTGGATTAGGCAGTTGGAACTGCGCCACCGAGGGTGTTGATGATAACACGAGATTCGTGTGTGATTACACCAAAGCCCCAGATTGCGTACCAAGACAAACCGTGCTCACGACCAAAGTCAATGACTCCACCGTCACGGAGTTCCACTGGCAATGCAATGGCTTGTCCGAAGGCGTTATCACCGATCATGATGGATGAGTACGAGTTGCTAAGAACTGCGTCTACTGTGCTCGTTGCTGGGTTGGAGTCAACCTTGCCGAGACCTGACTTGACCTGAGTGGTTTCAATGAAGACCACATCGTACAAGCGACCAATTTCACCAAGCATGAAGTTACCTGGAGCGGCATACTTCGTTACTTCAATGAATTCTGGCCAGTCACGGATGGAACGGCTCTGTGATGGGTGAACGAAGCACACATAGGTATCACCAAGGCGTGGGATGTTCTGGTTAGCCAAGATCTCAACTGCGTCCTTAACGGTTGCAGGTGACATGTAGCCAGGAGCACCTGAGTTACCAGCGGCTGCATACTCATAAGGAGCACGAGGACCACGAGTAGAAGGAGCAGTGCGTCCGAAGACAACTGATGGTGCAACGGCAGCGCCGCCACCAAAAGGAACACCAGCCTGGTAAAGAGTGTTGCGAGCCTGGATGTCCATAGACTGTGCCATGTGACGACCAAGAAGGCGAGAAGATGATGCCATAACATCGTCAAACGAAGCGTTGAGAAGAAGTTCGGTAACCGAAACTGCCTTACCCTGTTCCTTAACGGTGATCTGGATTTGACTAGCGGACAAAGCCACTGGCTCCATACGGGTACCTTCTGTCAATTCAGCGCCTGCTGATTCGTCAGTTGCAAGGTTGTTGTAACGCATGAAGTTAATGGTGAGACCTGGCATAACGCCCAGTTCCGTCTTCTTGACGGCAAACTGCTCAAAGCGAAGCACTGGCATCGCTTGGAAAAGGATTTCTTTGGACCAGATAGTCTGGATTGCTGGGGAGAGAGCGGTGCCTCCAACGGTATAGCCAGTTGCACTTGTTGCACCTGCCGTTGTTACTGCACCACCTGCGGGACCTGGAAGGGCCATGATTTATTATCCTCCGTGGATAGGGGTTTGTATGGGTTTTTAGAAACGGCCTCGTGAAGACCGTGCATTTAGGAGCCTGTCCCGCATTTTTGAATACTGATCCATTGACATATTGCGGATGTCATCCGCATTTAACTGTTGATATTCCGTCTGAGTTTCCATTGGCCCAACAGGAGGAGCCGTTACTGGCGCCCCCCGCAAACGACCTTGCTGTTGCGCAGTCGCTTGTTGGATTGATTCAATAATAGCAGATGAACGCTCACGAAGTACAGCAATTGATTGTTCAATCTCTTCCTCGCTGTTTCCTGACACCAAGTCAATGAGTTCAGGAATGATGGCTTCCTGCTCTGCTTGGAGTCTGTTGTTGCGATAATGGATCAAAGCCTGCATTTGGCGCTCTTTATCAAGAAGTGCTTCCTGTGCTTGGCGCTGTTGTTCAATGACATTAAGGCGTTCCTGCCACTCTGCCTCAACAGAGTTAATGCGCTGATTGAACTCGTCTTCTTTCTTTAGAAGAAGTTCTTTTGCGCTCATTTCGTCAATTTCACGCTGACGGATGATTTCTGCCTCTTTGTTGGCACGCAATTCTGCTTCTTTGCGAGCGGCTTCACGCTCTGCGGCAATAACAGCCATTTGCTCTTCCATGCTTTTTACACGGGTATCTGCTTCTTCAAGACGCTTGTACATCTTGTCTTTTTCCTGTTTGCGGATGTTTTCAACATCGTCCTCAGAAAATACTTTTCCATTTGTTTTAGACATTGCGTCTTCTACAAATTGCTCCACCATTGGAGCATCCATTGGGACGGAAATAATGTCCCCTTCGGGACTACTGTTCTTTGCCATGAGTGTTACCTACTTTGTTAGTTTGGCTTTTAGGGTCTTAATTGATATGACTATTTATTCTTCGTCAGGCACACGGCGCTGGGCGAACCTTGCTCCGTATGCCTTGCTTACAAGTTGATTTACCATCTGCTCTTCTTGGGGGGTAATGACTGGACCAGGCATTGGTCCCCCATCAGGAGAGCCTCCTGCTGAAGATACACTAGCACCTCCAGCCGAAGTCATTTCAGGACCGTCAGGTCCTGGAACCATACCAGTGGCAAGCATTACTGCCATCTGGATTTGAGCATTTAGCATGTCAAGAGCGCCTTGATCCATAGCGTCATCTTGCAATTCCTCAAAGATTTCGTCCATCTTTTCATTCGGGAATTCTTCGCCAAGAATACGCAAGGCACCACGCTTGGATTCCAAACCAAGTGCCATCTTTGCTTGAACCTCATTGAGTTTAATAAGTTGGTCAACAGGCAATGGCTCAGGCCAGTGGACAGTTGTCTTATAGGTCAAAGGGTCAGCAGGATCTAATTGAGTTGCTTGGTCACGCTCAGGCATAGCCGATTTGCTTGGGTTGTACTGGAGCATTTGTGGCTCAAATACAGCCGCTGTACGGATAACAATTTCGTTGACACGCTCAAGACCCTTAGTAAAGTGAACCTTTTTCA